TCGGGGTCTTCTTCGTTTTGCTTGTAGCCGAATGGTACAGTACGTGCAATACGTGGTATCTGTACCCATTCGTTTTCTTCTTTAATGTCGGTTGGCTGTGGAAGTTTCCACTGTCCTGCTGTTCTAGTCATCTTCACTAGGTGCTTTAGCTGGCATAAGCATCACACCACCTGCTGCTTCTACCTGCACCTTCTCTGTCTTAATCAAACCTGTACGGTCAAGCAATTCTTTGGCTGCTGACATCTTATCACGAATACCAAGTTCAGTTGGGTCATACAAAGCGTGGGTCATAGCCATTGCAGCTTTCGGTGCATTACGTGCCATGTACATCTGTGTTGCTTCAAGTATCTCTTCTTTGAGACCTCTTACAATAGCAGTTGTTGGCGTATTCTCTGAATACCCTGCCAGTTTCTTTGCGGCAACTACGTCACCGCCAGCCTCTTCAAAGAGGACTTCAAGAAACTTCTGTTGCTTTTCGTTTAGTTCTCTAGCCATGCTGCTTCTTCTATATTATAGGGCCACATTATTTCTTTTTCAAATTATTTGTAGATGACATAACCATGCCACCTTTGTTGAAACGATAGTCGGTATGACCTTTGCGTGGTTTACCAGTATAGCCACCTTTATTAAATCCTATTTTTGCAGCTATGCTATCTTTTTTATCGTCATCGTTTTTATCACCGCCAAACAAACCGGTAACTGCATCTACTACAGCACCTGCTGCTTTTTTGGCTGTTTCAACCGCACCCGGCCCTATTTTTTCAATACTAGGATTTGCATAGTCTGCTTCAGTAGCTACTCCAAGCCTTTTTCTGCCAGACTGACCTTTTCTATATTTTCCTGCGTAAAGTACGCCATTTTCAATATATGCCATTACTTTAATTCTCCGTGATGCATAGCATGAGCCAATTTATGGCTACGTGATTTTACTTGAACAGCCCACCTACTGTCAAGCATTTCTTTTGCTGCAGTACGAAAATCTTCTTCGTGTATAGCAGCCCACATTTTTTTGAACTTACATAAACGTGGCACACCCATATTAAATGCCATGTCTACCAGTACAAGCTGACGTACAGAGTCTAATTCTGCCACGCAAGGGTGCGCTTTCAACAGTTCATCCTCAACTATCTGCACGTCATTCTCTAACAGATAAGCAGCATCTGCCTCTGTAATACCGTGTTCATATACAGCGTCAATGCTAGGAAGGTCCAGAGCATCTAACTCTTCTTTGGTAATGCCTCTGTCTTCAAGGTTTCTACCAACACCGATTGTATCAATGCCTAGAGTGTCCTGATACACTTCAAGACGCAGACCTTCATGCTCTATAAGTTTCTTAATAAGATGTGTGCGAATGTACTTCATTTATTTACCTTTCGCTTCTCTGCCTAGATAAATACCATACACACCTGTCATAACACCCATGATAACAGAAACAAATGCAGACTGCTGTGTTGTTGGGTCTTCCAGATTCATAAACCACTCTGCACAACGCCATGACATTGCAACCGAAGCAATCATAGTTAGCTTGGCTGTAACATTAAATTGCAGCCATCTTCTCCACCAATCAGCCATTACTTACACAAGTCCTCATAGCGAAGTGTGTGTTGTCTATGCTGAGACAAATCACCCACATGGTTATACGTAAACAATCTACGTAGTATTAATATTATACCACTCACTTGGTTAAACCTTTTTGTTTTTCATATGTCCTGAGTCCACCCAAGCCCAACATGCCAAGCAGCACAGTCATTAGTGTGTCCATATCAAATGCAGGATATGACATAGCCTGATAACCCATGTAAGCTGTTACCACATCAGCAATAGGAATAGCAAGAAAATGCACAAACAAAGCAAGTCCACAAGTCCAACCAACAAAAGGTCTCCAACCAGCTACGAATATATTTTTGCTTTTTGCTTCCTCTGCATTTATGGCAAGCTGACCTTTAGCCAACTCCTGTGCATGACGCTCTGCCATTGTAGCAATTTCATGTGCCAGCTTATTCTTCTGGTCTTTATCTTCAACGAACTTGCCGATGATTTCAGTCGCTGGTCCTATCAGTGCTTGTAGCATTATACGCCCCTTCTAAATTTGGCTGTTTTCTTTTGTATCGCTTTAGGCTGTCTGACGAACTGCTTACCAGCACGAGTTCCTCTTCTTTTAGCAGCAGTTGTGGACGCATACTCCTGCGGTGACAATGCTTTGATAGCCGCAGTAGGTAAGTACCGTTCTCCTGTTTTTCCAGACGGCTTCCCACTTTTAGTTCTCCACTTTTGTTTAGTCCACGCCTTTAGGCTTTTCTGTGGTCCTTTAAGCGTCATTACAAATCCCTTAAAAATATAGCCCAGCTAAATAGTGCAGCAAGAGCAACTAAACCAAATACGCATAGTAAAATAATAATAGCTATCTCAGTCCACTGCTTTATTTTTCGTCTATGTGCCTCTGCTGCAGCTAGTCTATCTTTACGTGCCTGTGCCTGAAACCTTATCCAATCATGCCACAGTCCGGGTCTGCCTGTGTATATCATAAGCTGCTTCAGTTCTTCTTCTTGCTGCTTCAGCTTTTCAAGATGCATGAACTCTTCTAAGTCTGCACCACCTGCACTGCGTTTTTTCTTCTCGCCCTTTTTTCGTAGGTCTTCTGTGGCATTTACATACTTGCCTACTTGTGTGGCAACGTCAGCTATCTCACGTCCGTTTTGGATAGCCATCTTGATTGCTGCAAATGCTGCATTGGCTGCGGCTATCTCTGCTAACATTTGCTACTCCACAATCTTTACTATGTAATTCTTTCCGTCTGGACCTTTGCTGATTTCAACTGTTTTGTTTTCACAAGAGTACCGCACATTACCTGTGTCTTGATACAGGTTTCTTTCTATCATGCGTTTAGCCTTTAAACACTTTGACAGCTTTTCAAATGCTGTGTGTTCAGCTACATCTCCTGCAAGATAAAGTATAAGAGTAATTGTTTCAGTCACCATGATTTCCGTTTCGCATTTTCTCAAGCCGTGCTTCTATGGCACTGATACGTTTCTCATAAAACTCCAAAGTTAGTTTCTGTTGTTGGTCATGTGGCGCACGACCTTCATCTATCTGTGCTGTCAGTTCGTCTAGCTGGTCAGCAAGATGTTCAATTAACATGAACTGTTCACTGTCGGCAGGTAAGCTGCCCATCTCGCCACGAGGCCATTTAATACGAAACTCAGTGTTCTGTCCTAAGTCAGACTCCATCATTGTGATGTTTGTCTCTATCTGATTAAGACGCTCTATGATACCAAAGTATGCCCACGTTGCGAGTGAGGCTGCGGCAACCATACTGATTATGTTGCGAAGGGGTAACGCAACCTCAGTGTTCTCGTTCAGTTTTGCAGCCATTAGCTTTTATAACCGCCACCTGCTTTTTTGTACTCAAGAGCAAGCAACTGCGCTTTTCTTGCTGACCACTGACCCGGCTTTCCGCCACGTGAGCCAGCTTTAATTTTGTTAAACAGACGCTTTCTCATTTCAGGCTTGGTATAGTTACCTGCCTTGTTTACAGTGCTTTTCTTTTTAGCAGGTTTCTTGGGTGCTTTACGTGTTGCCATCATTACTACCTATTTGGGTCATAGAACTCTTCTGCTGCTACAACTACAGTTAATGTATTTCCTGTTGTTGCAGCTACTATGATTTTATCTTCCGCATGAATGTACAAAGGTTTGTCTACAGTAAACACAGACTCTATTGACGCACCTGATACTGCATGACTAGATACAAGTGTATGTGTAGTGTTTGTATCTTTTTCATAATATTTAAGTGTGTAGTTACGGTTGCTAGAATCATTATTAGCAATCATTAGATGTTCTACGTGAGATGAAAAGTTCTTAGGTACAACATAGCAATCAGTATCAGTTGTACCTGTCAATGCCGTAGCATGTGTTACAAACTTTGAACCCGAAGCCAATACAGGCATTAGTCATTCCAATCCAGCACGTGCTTGTGCTTCTTCCAAAACCAATTGGCTATGGAACTAAAGAACTTACATATGTATAGTAAGCCCCATCCTAAATATCTAATTGCAGCACGTTTCATCTTACTTCTTTTTAACTGCGCCACCACGCATCATTTTTTTCTTAACCATTCCACCGCGCATCATTTTCTTCTGCGCCATCTTAGCCATGCCACCGCCACGCATTTTCTTTTTGGCAACACCACCACGCATCATTTTCTTTTTAGCCATTTTTGTTTTACCAGCCATTACGAAGTCTCCGTCTGTCCAGCACGAGTGATTGATAAACATCGTCAGGAAAGTGCTGGTAGTATCCTGACTTTTCTAAACTTAATGATGCATCATCCAGTGTGGACAATCGTTGTACGAACACCATACAATACTCAAGGTCTTCGTCTGTAACATCATCTACTAAAAATTCCAGACCTGCTTCTTCTGCATCGTAGTCTGGATGAAACACCATCAGGTGCATATCTTTACCTGCAATAGACATAGCTTCGTTTATGCCATCACAGTACCCATCTAAGTATTCCATGACAGGTAGGTTTTCACTTGCCCATACTACAATATCATAATCGTGTTGGTCAAAGTCTGTAACTGCTTTTATTAGACCATCTATACCAGTATTAATACTGAATACAACTTTATTGTCCAACCATGCTTGCTTTGCATATGGGCAGGGCGGTAGCCCATTTAGCATTTTGCTAGGTACTTCAAGAAAGTCGTGCGACCACTTGCGGATGTCAGCTTCTACGGGATGCACGTGTTTTCTTCTTCTGTGATTCTATAAAACGTCTGTATACATTAGCTGCTGCTATTTTACCTGCGGCTTTAGCCCGTTGCTCCATAGCTATAGCAGCTTGTGTTTTATGATTGTGACTTCTGGTAGATAATTTTATCTTACGTACAGATGCTTCTGCATCTTTTACGGTAGCAAACTTTAGACCCTTGATTGTACCCTTTGGGTCTTCGTCTGTGTACAGGTCACTATGCTTTTTACTTTTAGCTGGCTGACCTTTTTTTCTAGGTATTCTGGAAGCCATTACTTCTTGAGCATTCTAGCTACTACTTCTGGTGCTTCCTTTTGTAATGCTTTTAAACCGGGATTCAGATTATCTTTTACAGCACCACCGCCTGTGTACATGTGCATCTTACCATTTGCCATGCCACCTTTTGACATCTGTGTCTTCTTCATCATGCCACCTTTAGCCGCAGCAACATCTGGACCGGGAACTGCAGGACGTTTACGTGCTTGCTTGCGTTTCTTTTCTTGTTCTGCTTTCTTCAGTATCTCACTGCGACCAGACCTTTTGTCTTTTGCTGCCCTTTCCTTTTTAGGTGTGGCAGATGTCTGTGCGCCAGAGTCTTTAACCTCTTTACGAATAATGGTAGTAACTGTAGACTGCTTGTCATCATCTTTATTGCCAATACCCAACATGTTCATCATTGTCTGTGACAAGCGACCGTATGGGCCACCCTTGCTTCCGGGCATCTTTTTTGTGTCAGGCATCTTGATAGACTGACCAACACGAATCTTATTTGCATTTTTAATATTTGGATTAGCTGCCAACAGTGCCTGTAAGGTCACGCCTTTGCTTTTAGCAATCTGCGATAGGGTGTCGCCCTTTTTTACTTTGTATGCCATTAGTATTTTCCTTTACGAGATTTTGGTGATGACTTTGTGCTTCCACCTGCACCACCCCATAATGTTCTACATGCCCAATAACGTGCGCTTAGTTTGTCCGTAGCTGTGTCACACTTGTGTCTCGCACGGAATGACTTACGTGCTGCAGCACTATAGTTGTGACCATAGCCTGTAGCACCAAAATGAATCAAACGAATTTTATCGCCATCTTTAGCAAGAACCATTTTCTTCTTACCGGGGCGATTAGACTTAATAGGTTTATTATAACCGGGAAACTTTATTCCACGATATTCTACAGCCATTATGTATGTGTCTTCTCTATAAAAGTATCTGGATGTACGCAGCTTGTCATTTTAAATACCATAGGCATACGCTGGGATGTCCACAGGTTTATCAAGTCATGTGCCATCTCACTGATACGTGCTTTGCACCTATCTTCTGTATCATATGGCCCACGATTGTCTGTGATTGTCATACACATGTCTGCATTAGCAATGTGACATGCGATTATTACTGCTGTAAAACTCATGGCTCATTTGGCTCTTTCCATCCCTCTGCTCTCATAGCGTCCTCTACATGCTTGAGAGTGAACTTACGCCCGTAGTGCGCCTCAACTGCCTGACGCACGTAAAAGACATCACTATGGGGGATATGCAAGCGGTCTAATGAGTTAGTACGTATAGCTTCGTAAAATGCATCAAGTACATTATCTGTGTATAGTTTTACTGATTTTTTAGATTTTGTCAAGGGAAAAATCCTATAGCACGTATCTTATTACTTAGCAATGTCACTTATAGTGTTCATTGTAAGTGTATTTAACAAGATAATATTAATAATATTTAAGTGATACACTTTAAGTGTGTTTTGTTATACTATAATTATACTCAAAAATGGGTCAAGTGTCAACCCCTTTTATATATATTTAACATCTTTTTGTTCAGATGTGTTGCATAGTCCACACACCCCCACCTATTCTGCCTATTTTTTGTGCAACTAGCTGTGTATATGTTTGACAGTTACCCTTGTGGTTAACACTTAATATTCCTAATCTGTGTATTTATGTGTATATGTACGTACGTACCCGGGGGGTGGCTCACGCCCAAGCCATTGAATTGGGGCGATTTTGCAACCTATGCCTGAAAATGGGGCAGGGTTTTTGCAACCTGAAGTTAAAAAGACAATTAAATCAGCACTTTATCTGCTATCGGTAACTGATACCATATGAATTGACGCAGAATAAATGTTAGTTTGTACTAACTTTTTAAGATTGCACGTAAAAAGATAGTATCGGTGCATATATTTTGCCCAGACTATACCCCCCTAGCAAACACCATATATATACACGTAAAGCGTTCTTGTTCTGTTCTCATTATCTGCCCTGCTGGTATTTTCTACTAGAACGAAACAGGAACGAACTAGAAACTAATCATGAACACAAACAATCTGCCCCAGATACCCAATAAAAAAACTTAACAAAAACAATGCTTTGTAAAATAATTTATTTTTTTCTTGTTTTTCGTTTTTATCTGGTGCTAAGATAAAACCATGAAGACAGCGACCAACACGCGGTTGGCCAGAAACGGAAAAAGACACGTTTTCCTGCTAGGTTTTCTAGAGCCTGATTTATCTAATCGCCACGGCAACTTGATACAGGCTTGACAGTTAAGGGCAGAAATGCCACCATAATATCAGGGTTACGGGTTACCCAAAAGCCGCAGGTGCAGACCTCATAATACTAGGCAATCATGACGGGAGAAATCCGTCTAGCTGGGCGAACATCCACCATGCCAGACTATAGGGCGGGCTACGTGGGATAGTGCGAGGGCGTAAACCGTCCTGAAACCGTGTGCATCACCAAGTGGGGTGTACATATGACAGGATAGGTGCGACCAGAAAACCACGGGTGGTCAAAGTGTGATGGGCGATAAATGAAGGGGCTAGTTTTGTTTGTTGTCTAGCCCGTGTGACTGTAAGTCGGTATACGCAAGCCACACCTAATCTACAAATGGAACGCAAGTAATGTCTAAACACAGGAATTGACGCCTGACTTATGACTTGGCATATTTCGCTGATAGACCGTATTTAGTCCAGAATTGGTGCTTGCGTGGTTGTAACATATACAAGAGGGGCGATTGCGCTAGTCTTTTGACAGTTAAGCACTGCCCCTCTTGACATTGCGTGTGTATACAAGGCATAATCTGCCTAACACAGCCAACAACTAAACAGGAGATTTTATTATGGCTAATGTATCTTTCGTGGTGTCTTATTGGAAACAGTCAACAGGCTTGACAGGTCAGAATTTATCTGAACGCAATCAGGCTAAATTCGCTCGTATTGCCACAAAGTATAAGAAAAAGACAGGGCTTAATCTGTCTAAGACTCGCTTATACAAGGCTAGTCGGGTGGCGGCTAGGCAATTAAAAGCAGAATATGGTGGACGCATTTTGTCACACTCTATCTGCACATTTGAATTGCTTATGACTGCTGTAGACAAGGAATTGTCCAAGCGTCCGCATGAAATTGACATGGGGGCTTTTGACGTTTCCAGTATTACTCAGCTTGCCTGTTCACCTAGAGGGTGGGCGGCACGTAAAGCTGCTTGACACTAGGGGTGCAATCCACGTAAAGTGGGTTGTGCCTTGTATACACACCAACAACCAAAAGGGAGACCAACATGGCTACCAAATTATCTATGGATGAAATGGTTGCAAATATCATTTCTATCTGGAAGCTATCCACACCACAGGAAAAACGTGATGGGATTGTCTGGTATCTGGACGCACACAAAGAGTGTCAACAGATGTCTGAGGATTTCGGTATCACCACTTTTCTTGCGGCAGGGGTAGTGTCTGCACTGTCACCCAACAACAAGTGGGAGACAAATATACGCAATGCACGTGAACTAATTGACCATCATATCAGGGGCGAGGATATGGACTCTTTCAAAGTGTCCACCTATACTCAGAACAAGGTCAAGGCATGGGAAATTATGCAAGAAAACCATGACTATGACTCTATGAAAATCAAACTTAGTGGACAGAAAACTACCTGTTTCTATGAGAACATCATGGGAGAGGACACGTGTACAGTAGACGGACACGCAAGGAATATTGCGTACATGGAACGTGTCAATCTGACCTCAGACAAATCTGCCGTGGGTAAGGTGGAATATCGGGAGATACAACAGGCATACATGACTGCCGCCAAAAAACTGAGGTATCAGAACAAGCGGGTCAAATCATATGAATTGCAAGCCGTGACATGGGTGGCATGGCGCAGAATACACGGCATAAAGTAACAGGGAGATTATCAAATGGACAATGCGTTGGAAAACTTACGCCAAGAGTGTAAGTATCGGGTCAACCCATACATGGAACGGTCAGAACAAAAAGAATTTGCCCAATATGTAATGGACAGGCAACACGTCTTTGACGATTATATGCAACAGGCGTGGCGTGATTTATATGAAAACTTCAAACAGGACATGGGGTATTGACACATGGCATATGTAATATCAACGCAGATACTGGAAAACTATGGCGCACATACTGAAGATGGGCGTTATGCAAACGGTAATGCATATTGGAAATTCAAAGGTGGCATGGACTATCTTATCAAGGGATTAGACCGTGCCGCAGATGCGGTGGCATTTGCACACGCATACATCAACAGGGATATGGACGGGGTACAAACAAACAGCCTGTCTATAAAAGAGTATATCTGCACACACTGCCACTATGATGAATGGCTGGATAGTATAGCAGATTTACATGAAGATTATCAGCAATTCAAGAAAGAAGAACTGATAGAAATTGACGTAACAGAAATATTTAGGGTGGAGTAATTAATAATGATGAGTAATTTTCGCTTACAAGATGGCACCAAGGGTGTGTATCGTGGCACTAACTGTCAGGACAGGGTGACTATTATCAAGGACATCGGGTGCTGGACACTTGAAGTATGCAGTGAAGTTACAGACAGATGCTTTCATCTTTCGTCACATAACACATGGGATGAGGCAGTGCGTATGGCTGAGACAGTAACTGCATGGGAAGTTGACAATAATATGAGGGCTATAGTATGACTATACTTAGAAGCAGAAAAGATATCCATAAACTTATCAGAGAAAGTGCAGGGAGAAAAAGATGAGACTAGAAAAAGCATTGACAGTAATGTGCCTATCGTTAGGCAGTGTCTTGACATATATGTCTGGTCACGATATTCTTTATTCAACAGGTATAGTACCGCTTGCGGCATACACAGTGGGTGTGCTAATAGTAGGGGCAGGTATTCGTGCGGTTCTCAAGGGTTAATCCAGTAGCAAAGGCTATGTTATCCTCAAGGAGACGCACACAAGTAGTGCCTAACAGAAAGAGAAAGGAAAAGCATGACCGCAACAAACTCAAAGCGCAAGACAGAAAAGCGCAAGACAATGGACATGAAACAGGTGCGTAAGCACAAGTGGCATTTCCAAGAAGCGTGGATGCAAGTGCATGAAATCAAGAAACATCTTGATAGCATGACAAAAGACAGGAAGTAGAAAGGAATAGGGGATGATGCAGGGTGAATGGTGCAGTACAGCCAGAACACCCCTCAAAAATGCGTAATGGATACGCCCTGCATCACTTTATACAGGGAGACTTTAACATGACAGGTGCAGAAATATTCAATCAGGCGTTAGTGTTGACATATATAACAGGCATACTTATAATGCTATACATAGGATGGAGAGACAGATGAGTGACAATTATGACAGTGGCTTTGACCTTGTGTTATCTGACCATGAACGCAAGGATTTGATTACCTACTATGATACTGACGCACTGCCACACTACAAAATCTGGGGTGATGGGGATGATTGGTATGGGTATCAGATAGGTGACAGAATGTTTGACATGAATGTCTGGCATGACGAGGACAGAGATAAAATTGTATGCACAGTCTATGAGTGTGATTGGATTGACGATAACTGGCAGACTAATTGCCGCCATAGCTGGACACTGACAGAGGAGATTGACAAATGAATTGCTGGCATTGTAAAACAGAACTGATATGGGGCGGAGACCATGACATATCAGAGGAGTCTGAAAACATGGCTATGGTCACGAACTTACACTGCCCTAACTGTGGGTGTGATGTAGATGTATGGTATCCAAAGGAGAATGAAGATGCCTAGATATAAAGTAATGGCAACAGAGTATGTGTATAAGGATGCCTTGATTGAGGCAAAGGATATGGATGAAGTCATCGCCAAAGCAGGGGCAGATAATGTGGATTGGGTAACAGTCGGTGGTGATTTTGAAATTCATGAGGACATGATATTTGAGGAGAATGAATAATGGCACACGTTAAATACACCGAAGATGGCACACCATACATCTCAAACGATTGGCACATTGCAGACGTTGAGTCTGTGTGCGAACAGATGGATGTGACACTGACCGAAGATGAAATGGAAGAGGTGTTGCATATTGTGGCGAACAGCTTTGATGCTAACTACGGCATCTCATGGGATAACTTTGATTACGCTATACAAGACATCATAGACGGAAAGAAAACAGATGAATAGGATACTGAGAAGGCTAGGACTGAAAGATGACTACGGTTACTGCGACACAAGCATTGTTGGATTCATTGTAATCTGGTCTGCGTTTGGTTACATGGTGTATGTAGCCATAGGTGGGATAATAGAAAGGATAGTAGGATGACTAGAGAAGAGTTTTTTGAGTGGTTAGATACCTGCCCTACTTATGGGTGGCACAATGTAGGTGAAGACGAGGGATACATTCGTATCCTGTTTGAGATTGATGAAGAGGAAGATGACGATGAGTAAGACATACAAAATTCGTGATGTAGAGGATGGTTGTGTCTATACAATGACACTGCCTATGATACTAGAGGAACTAAATAGTGATAGGTCAGAAGAATGGACAGACTATGATGAGACAGATTGGCGTGAAGGATTAGCACAGTTTACAACATATGAGGTAATGGAAGATGAATAGATTTATTATTGACCACCACCCTGATGCAATCGCAAAGCAACTATGTGATGAACACGTTATCAAGATGGTGTTAGAAGAAGCACAGATGCTGAACACTGCTGTGCGTATCCATGCGCCTGAGTTTGCAGAGGAAGCTGGGTTGTACAAGAAAGCGTACGTACCACACCCATGTACTGTATGGGTGAGAGACAACGTGATGAATTACAAGTTTGGTTTGCGTCTACTCAAAGCAATGAACGATGAGTATATGTACAGATACCCTGTCAGGAGTACAGGAGAAACAAACACAGGCCATGCATCTATGCGTCACTATGATGCATTAGTAGAGGGAGCAAAGTATATGCCTGACTACACAAACTTTGTGACCCCTCACCCACAATGCTTCAGTGGGCTTGACCATCTCAAGACAGATGAACACTGGCCTATAAAAGCATATCGTGCATTTTACAAGGTTGACAAATCTAAGTTTGCCAGCTATAACAAAGGGCGTAGTATGCCACATTGGATGAAAGGAGAAGCAGCGTGACAACAAAGACAATCGTAATGGAACTAGAGGGATGGCAGGTAAATCGTATGCTCGATATTGTTAATGCCATCAAAGATTTCAACAGAGCAACAGACGAGAAATGTCCTATTGACTATGACGTAATACAACGACTTGATGGTGCTGACCATTTTATTGCAAATCACATGGTAATGGAACAGCCAACTTGTGAGCATGGTAATAGAAACTATTATGGTGATTATGAATGGTCTGAACTAGAGGATATAGAGGATGATGAGTAATGGGTATTGCGTTAGGTATACTTGCTGCAACATTATTGGTTGCTTATATAAACTCATTATGATACAAGGAGAACGTGACTAAGTGTTACTAGAAATATGCTTGACATATATGGCGGTCTGCCTTATAGTATCTATATACCAAGACATCAGTTAACGGCAACGAAAGGAGATTTATTATGCCACTAGACTATGTATCTAACTTGATTGACCAAGTACCTGAAAACCTTGACTTTAATCTGGGCTATGAACCCACTAAAGTCGCTGACAAAAAGTATGTGATTAACACAGATACGGGTGAGTATCTGGGTGTAGTCGGTAATGACTTCAACACAGAGACACATACCAAGTTCTTCAACAAGGTGCAAGACACCATGCTTGAGAAGCTATCACCCTACGAGGTAGAGGGTGCAACAGTGAACTGGAAGTCAGCCAAGAACAATGCGTGGGCTTTGATGGACATCACCCTGCCTAATGTGACCACCAAGATTACAACGGACAGACACGAGACAACTGTAGCACAGCGTATTATCTCGCTACGTGCTGTGGATGGTAGCTGTTCCAATCAGGTGTTCTTCGGGGCTATTGATTTCTTCTGTACCAACGGCATGATTCGTGGTGAGCATGACAAGGTGAGACGCAAGAACACATCAGGGTTCAGCGTTGAACGCTTTGCCAGCCAGCTACGTAAGTCTAACGATGACTTCCAGATGCAGACTAGACGCTTACAAGAGTGGGCTAATCGTAGCCTTGCAACTGTAGATGTTCGGGCTTTCTTGGAAAAGCTGATGGGTTCAGAACGTGCAGCAGATAAGATGTTTATCTTGTACAATCAAGAGGTAAGCACACGTGGACGTAATGTCTTCGCCCTGTACTCAGCGTTTACTAACTACGCTTCATACGCAGATGAACGTAACGGTTTTACAATGCGTAACACAGGACACGACACTGCGGCAGTGACCATGTTCAATCGTGAGAATAAAGTTGGACAGTGGATTGACAGTTCACACTTTCAGAAATTGGTGGCAGCATAATGAAACTTCAGAAGCTAGTACATGATTATACTTCGTCCTTTGATTTCAAACAGTTACGTGATGAAACTAAAGCGCAGTATAAGTATTTTCTGAACGTGCTGCTCACTACTCAGGCGGAGGGTCAATCCCTCTGCCACTACGAGTGTGACAAAATTACAACACGTATGGCAAAAACTGCATACAATGAGTGGTGTGAACGTGGTATACATCTTGCCAACCATACCATCTCTGTGACACGCATCGTGTTTAATCACGGTGTGCGTGAAGAACTGTGCCAGACCAATCCCTTCGCTATCGTGCGTAAGAGAGCCGTAGAGAAGCGTAAGGTTGTCTGGGGTAGGGATGATGTCCAGACCTTCCTGAACGTAGCCTACAGCGATTTTAGGTGGCGTAACATCGGTCTTATCGCACAAATGGCATACGAATGGTGTCAACGTCTGGGTGATATGCGTATGCTGACATGGGATAGTGTCAATCTAGTTGACCAAACAGTACATATTGAACAGTCAAAGCGTAGAGCAGAGGTGTTCTTGCCTATATCAGATGAGTTATACACAATGCTTGTACAACAGAATGAGGACTTTGGCTTCCAAGAATATGTAGCCCCTAGACCTAATCCCATACGTGGTGTATACCAACCCTACTCACTCACAAAGCTACCACTACACGCACGTGAGATTATGGATGAGGCAGGGTTGCCAAAGGAACTGAGACTGTCTGACCTACGCAGGACAGGCACAACAGAGATGGTTGAGGCTGGTGTCGGTATTGGACAAATAATGTCGGTAACAGGACATGCTAATGCACAATCGGTCACACCCTACTTAAAAAATACACTGACTAGTGCAGATTATGCATTGACGCAGCGTAAAAATCATGGTACAAGTACAGCAAGTGCCGCAAAGGAAAGTGATTAATACATGAATAATATATATAACACTATAAGTGATATTGATATTCCAAATGGAAGTACAAAGAGAATGAATTGTCCTAACTGTGGTGGGTACAAGACATTCACAGTGACCAATAACATGGGTTCACTTGTATGGAATTGTTACAAAGCATCTTGTGGTGTTAAGGGTGGCACACGTGTACAGTTGACAACAGATGATATACGTGCCAGTATGAATGATGTTGAAAGGTTTGTAGATGAGAAGTTTGTAATGCCCCCATACGTAGTACACAATCACAGTAGCTATCAGATTGATAAGTTCTGTGCTACGTGGGGTTTAGAGTTTGATACACACGGGTTGATGTATGATGTAAAAGAAGACCGTGTTGTATTCCCTGTCCTGCATGACGGTTTGGTTGTTGACGCTGCAGGACGAGCCGTACAGAAAAGACTTCCCAAGTGGAAGCGGTATGGTAAAAGCAGCTTGCCTTATTCTTTTGGTTGTGGTAAGGTAGCTGTAGTTGTTGAGGACTGTGTGAGTGCCGCAGTTGTGGGTGACGATGCTTTTGTAGGTGTTGCTGTGTTGGGAACATCGTTATCCGAAGGACACAAGAGGTATCTCTCACAGTTCTCAGCAGCAATCGTTGCACTAGACCCCGATGCCTTACCAAAGACATTGGCGTTTGCAAAAGAATTGAGAGGTCACGTAGATAACGTCAGGGTGTTACGCTTGACAGATGACCTGAAGTATCGTAACGTATTAGACATAGACAGACTTAACGAGATAGGAGATGAACTGAATGGAATTATCACTGGTTAGAAGCCTCATGAACAAAGAGTTCTACGATGACCATCGTGGCGCACGTTGTCCTGACAGGCTATTCAGCAAGGATGTACGCAAGATTAAGCAGACAGTTGATACTGCAATGCAGCGTTACGAGCGTACTGTAACACCTGATGAGGTACAGGCGTTGTTCATGTCGGACAACCCAACACTGACTACGGCACAGAAGCAAGCCTACTCTGCTCTGTTTCACAACATCAAGAAGGAAGAGCCACTTGGCGGTGACATTGCAGGTGAGGTATTGTCCAAGCTGTTTCAACAGGTAGTTGGCGAAGACATTGCCAATCTAGGCTTTGACTATGTGAATGGTGAGAAGGCTACGCTTGAGCCGTTACGTAATCTGCTTGAGCAGTACAGTGATGACTTTACCCCTGACCTACGGGTTGAGTGGGATGACATCGACATGGACACACTGATGTCTAAGGCTGACCTTGAGGCACGGTGGACATTCAATATCCCTAGCCTGACACGTAAGGTGGAAGGAGTAAATGCAGGACACCTGATTGAGATTGGTGCTAGACCAAACACAGGCAAGACATCTTTCCATGCGTCACTGATTGCCAGCCCCAGTGGGTTTGCACATCAGGGTGCTAACTGCATTGTCCTGTGTAACGAAGAAGGCTATCACCGTGTGGGTGCAAGATACCTGACTGCTGCAACAGGCATGACCATGAAGGATATCAAGCAGAATCCTAGCAAGGCACGTGACCTGTACCAGCCAGTGAAGGAACGCATCAAGATTAAGGATGCCACTGGTCGTGACATGGCGTGGGTAGAGTCTATCTGCAAGACATACAAGCCAGACATTGTACTGCTTGATATGGGTGACAAGTTTGCCAAAGGTGGATATGCAAGACAGGATGAGGCACTGAAGGCTAACGCTGTTCATGCCCGTCAGATTGCAAAGGAACATGAATGTGCTATCTTCTATATGTCTCAGCTATCAGCAGAGGCAGAGGGTAAGGTACTTCTCAACCAATCCATGATGGAAGGTTCACGCACAGGTAAGGCTGCTGAAGCTGACCTCATGATTCTAATTGCTAAGAACCCTGTCGTTGATGGGCAGGATGAGGAAGATACACAAAGACATTTGAACGTGGTAAAAAACAAGTTGACAGGGTGGCACGGTGTGGTACACTGCGAACTAGATTACAAGACAGCGAGGTATGAAGCATAATGAAAGTAACATTAGACGTAGAAAATACAGTAACGCATCGTGATGGCAAGATGCATCTTGACCCTTTTGAGCCAGAGAACTCACTGACTATGGTTGGTGTGCTGACTGACCAAGATGTTGAGATGCACTTTCCGTTTGACCACTCTGAGCATGAGAGCCAGCACGATTACCATGAGAGGGTTCAGTGGTTCTTGGATGAGGCAACTGTACTTATCATGCACAATGCAGCCCACGATTTGCTGTGGCTGTGGGAGTCAGGTTTTAAATATGATGGACCTGTGTTCGATACTATGCTTGCTGAGTATGTATTGCAGCGTGGTCAGAAACAGCCACTGTCTCTCGAGGCTTGTGCTGAGAGATATGAATTAGATACTAAGAAGCAAGACACACTGAAAGAGTACTTCAAGAAGGGATACTCTACCCGTGATATTCCTATTGATGAACTGAAGGAGTATCTGTCTGCTGACCTTCATGCTACACAGCAGTTGAGTAACAAGCTGATGTGGCGTTTGAATACGACAGACAGTCGGCTGTACGATACAGTTACCTTGACCAATCAGGTGTGTGTATCACTAGCACGTATCTATCAATCAGGTTTCACTGTTGACACTGCTGCATTGGAAGATGTACGCAAGGAGTTTGAGAATGAAAAGGATACACTACTAAAGGATTTGCAAAAGCATGTACGTGATTTGATGGGTGACACACCTATCAATCTGAATAGCCCAGAGCAGTTGTCATGGGTCATCTACTCACGTAAGGTTCTAGATAAAACGTATTGGGCTAATACGATTGACCCTTACATGGATGAGCATGACTTCCGCAATCTCCTGTCGTCTGGCACAGAGCGTCTGTATAAAACCAAAGCGGTTCAATGTACAGATTGCTCTGGGTCAGGATACATAACTAAGACAAAGAAGGATGGTACACCATATGCAAGACCTAATCGTTGTACTACCTGTGATACAGCAGGTTTTCTCTTCAACCCCACTAGCGAGATTGCTGGCCTCAAGTTCAAACCACCTTCTGCTAAATGGGCAAGTGCTAATGGGTTCACTACAAGTAAGCAGAACCTAGAGACACTTGAGAATATTGCAAAGGCAAAGGGCATGTCCGATGCGGCAGACTTCCTTGCCAAAGTTCGTAGGCTCAGTGCCGTGGATACATACCTGTCATCATTCGTTGATGGTATCTCAACACACACTAAGTCAGATGGTAAACTGCACGTGCGTCTGCTTCAGCATCGCACTGCCACTGGTCGGTTCTCAGGTGCTGACCCTAACATGCAGAACATGCCACGTGGTGGTACGTTCCCTGTAAAGAAAGTATTTGTATCACGGTGGGATGGTGGCAAGATACTTGAAGCTGACTTTGCACAGCTAGAGTTTCGTGCTGCCGCCTACCTATCACAAGATGGAGTAGCTATTGAAGAAGTTTCTACTGGGTTTGATGTACACTCATACACCGCTAAAGTTATTACTAATGCTGGTCAGCCTACGGATAGACAGACTGCGAAAGCGCACACCTTTGCGCCCCTTTACGGGGCAACAGGGTTCGGACGCACACCAGCCGAAGCAAAGTACTACACACACTTCACAGAGAAGTACGAAGGTATTGGGCTTTGGCATACCAAATTGGCTAAAGAGGCTCTGAACACTGGTGTAATACGCACACCTTCAGGCAGAGAGTTTGCTTTTCCTGATGTTGTACGTAAGGCAAGCGGCAGGGTATCACACTTTACGCAGATAAAGAACTACCCTGTGCAATCATTTGCCACAGCAGACATTGTGCCTATTGCATTAATGCACATTGAGGGGTTGCTATCCCAAATGAAATCATGTATAGTCAATACAGTTCATGACAGTATTGTTATTGACGTACACCCTGAAGAAGAACGAGCAGTAGTCGAAGCAATAAACAAGACAAACAGAGACTTACCTGATTTGATTACTACACGTTGGGGTATTAAGTTTAATGTACCACTACTTCTTGAGGCAAAAATTGGACCAAATTGGCTTGACACGAAGGATGTAAGCTGATATAACTATCAGACTTTCACAAATAGAAGGAGAAAAAATATGACACAACTGACTACAATTGATGCTAATAACTACGCTGCTATGGCTAAAGCAATGGGGATTGCCTCTGAGGCATCTAACCAAAAGCAAAAGTCCAGTACGCTTGCTCGTTTGCGTATCAATCACAGCCCCGTCATGGGGCAGACCGAAGTAAAAGGTAAGATGGTCAACATGGAAGTAGTATCTGGCGGTACATACAAGCTGGAAGTTCCTGATGGTGACACTTACTACGCTTCATCTATTAAGATGCGTCCATTCATGCAGCGTTTCATGTACAAGCGTTTTGTACGTGGCATGGGTGATGCTCCTAATCGCTACATTAAAACACTTATGAATGATGACTTGAACATTGACCTCAAGGATAATGACGGTGGCTTTAACTGTGGCAAACCTGCTGGTTACATCAAGGACTTCAAGGCTCTGCCTGAGAAGACACAAGAGTTAATCAAGCAGATTAAACGTGTTCGTGTTGTACTTGGTACGGTAGAACTTAACGATGCCATCACCGTTAATGGAGATGCTGCTGACTTAGGGGCAGTGCCATTCATTTGGGAGATTGACAATCGAGATGCTTTCAAGATTGTCGGTGAGAGTTTTACCTCACTTGCAAAGATGCAGCGTCTTCCTGTACAGCACATCATTACGGCTAACACTCAGGAAAGAAAGTTACCTAATGGTAATGCCTTTTACCTTCCAGTAGTGTCGCTAGATGTCTCAAACACAATCAACATCAGTGACGAAGACCAAGCAATGTTTGCTGACTTCATGTCATGGGTGGATAACTACAACTCGTACATCGCAAACGCATGGGCAGAAAAAGCTAACTCTGACATGGATGACGATGACGTGGACGTTGTAGATAGCTTGGTTGATATTGAGATTGAGGAAGACGAGGTAGCGTAATGAACCATCCTGCTGAACTCGCATTGCATCAGTACTTGGAAGATGCAGTATCAGGCAAATCTACAATGTCTGATAAAACCATTGACCAAGTAGCAAGCGACATAAAAGATGCGTTGAGTCGGCAGTTTGGTGGACACAAGAGGGGTGGGAAGTTCAGCTTGCGTATGTCAAACGTAGGCAGACCTTCCTGCCAACTCTGGTACGAGAAAAACAAGCCAGAGGTTGGTCTACCAAAGCCAACTACATTCGTGATGAACATGATGATTGGAGACATCGTTGAAGCTGTCTTCAAAGGACTATTAACAGAAGCGGGAGTAAAATATGAAGATAGTAAAAAAGTTACTCTTAACCTCAGTAATAGTAACGTGTCTGGCACATATGATATTGTCATTCGGGATGCAGTTGATGATATTAAATCAGCTTCAAACTGGTCATACACAAACAAGTTTGAATCCTACAATACTCTGGCAAGCAATGATTCCTTTGGGTACGTTGCACAACTAGCAGGGTATGCTAAAGCATCCGGCAAGAAAGCTGGTGGCTGGTGGGTAGTCAACAAGGCTAATGGACAGTTTAAGTATGTTCCGGCAACAGGTCTTGACATTGACGAAGAGGTTAGTAAGATAGAACAGTTGGTGTCTGATTTAGACAACAATAAGTTTGAGCGTTGTTACGAGGCAGAAGAGGAAACATTTAGGGGAAAACCTACGGGCAACAAGGTTCTGAACAAGAACTGTAGCTTCTGTGCATATAGAAAGGATTGCTGGCCTAATACAGTTCAGCTTCCTGCTGTGATGTCAAAAGCTGCAATGCCTAAGTTAGTAGACTACGTTGAACTTGCAGACAAGTACAAAGCAAATGTCGCCTAACTATAAGCAGTTCAGAGCCGCACGTAAGTATGGGTATCGCAGTGGTCTTGAGGTTAAGATTGCTGCGGCACTCGAAGAGCAGAACATTGGGTATGCTTACGAGTGTATGAAGATAGAGTGGGAAGACCTAGCCTATCGTACATATACCCCAGACTTCGTGTTGGATAATGGTATTATAATTGAGACTAAGGGCATGTTTACTACTGCTGATAGACGTAAACATCTTGCCATAAAAAAACAACATCCTAAGTTAGACATACGGTTTGTGTTTGAAAATAGCAGACGTAAGTTACGCAAGGGTGCTAAGTCAACATACGGTGCATGGTGTGACAAGTATGGGTTCAAGGTAGCCGAACGTGTCATTCCAGAAGAATGGCTAAAAGAAAAAGGCAAGAACAACTACCCTGACTTCATTAAGTTTTCAGGTACAAAATTAAAAAGGAGTAAGTAAATATGTCTAAGATAGAACTAGAAAAAATTGAAGCAGAAGATTTTGTTGTGCGTGTTAGACCTACTCGTGATAGTAAGGGTATGTGGAACGGAGAGATTGACGTAGCCATTATAACACAACCAGAGAATGACCTTGACGATGAAGACTACTTTCAGGTTATGCACTTCTGTAAAATGCTGGCATCAACAATTCCTGTAATGGAATTGAATGAAGACTTCCGTGATTTAGTTCACGAATATGTGATGGAAAAGGTTGACAGACACTACGATGTTGAGTTAGAAAGAAAGCCAGAAGTTGTTAGCGAAGAGGGCAACGTAGTAAAGATTGACTTTGGAACTAAAACAGAAGGGAGTGCATGATGACAAGTTATATGAATATAATGAAAAGTATTGAAAAAGAAAAGCAAGCTAATGCTCAGAGTGACATGGTAAACAAACCACCACATTATAATGCTTCAGGCATTGAATGTATTGATGCTATTGCTGCGGCACTTGGTGATGGGTTTGAGTTCTACTTGCAGGGCAACATCATGAAGTATCTCTGGCGTTACCGTTACAAGAATGGTACTGAAGACTTGAAGAAAGCACAGTGGTATCTGGACAAATTGACAACAGAAGTAGAGGGCTACTACGATGATAAGAGTTAAGATGTTTCTTACGATGGATGTAGACCCAGAAGAATACCCAGTTCCGGCAGATGAAAATGTGGCAGAGGAATTGGAAGAGAGTGTAGAGGAATACCTCTACGACATAGAAGGCATTAGAATACGTAATATAAGAACAATACAGGAGTGACCCCATGAACAATTATTTACCTACAGATTATCAAAACTTTATTGCCTTGTCTCGTTATGCAAGGTGGAAAGAAGATGAACAGAGACGAGAAACATGGTCTGAAACAGTAGGCCGTTATTTTGATTACATGCAGAAGCATCTTGAGAAGAAGCATAACTACAAGATGGACGATAGCACACGTAATGAACTAGAACAGGCCGTGCTTAATCAAGAGATTATGCCTAGCATGAGAGCCTTAATGACAGCAGGTCCTGCACTAGACCGTTGCCATGTAGGTGGCTATAACTGCTCATATGTACCAGTGGATAGCCCACGTGCGTTTGATGAGACAATGTATATCCTTATGTGTGGCACAGGTGTTGGCTTCTCAGTAGAACGTCATCACGTTGAAAAGCTACCTATCGTAAACGAAGATATGCATAGCACAAGCACAGTAATCAAGGTAGGTGACAGCAGACCCGGCTGGGCTAAGTCATTACGTGAGTTGATTGCCATGCTGTATGCAGGACAGATACCACAATGGGATGTATCAGAGGTACGTCCTGCAGGTGCAAGGCTCAAGACATTTGGTGGTAGAGCATCTGGCCCTGCCCCATTGGAAGAGTTGTTTGAGTTTATCATTGACATCTTCAAAGGTGCAAAAGGTCGCAGACTGTATCCTATTGAATGTCACGATATGATGTGTAAGATTGGTGAGGTTGTAGTTGTCGGTGGGGTCAGACGCAGCGCACTCATCAGCCTGTCAAACCTGAACGATGACCAGATGCGTCATGCTAAAGCAGGTCAATGGTGGGAGAACGAAGGACAACGTGCGCTTGCAAACAACAGCGTTGCCTACAAAGAGAAGCCACAGATGGGTACATTCATGCGTGAATGGCTATCACTGTACGAAAGTAAGTCAGGTGAGCGTGGTATCTTCAACCGTCAGTCTGCACAGAAGCAAGCAGCCAAGAACGGACGCAGAGATGCAGAACATGATTTCGGATGTAACCCCTGTAGTGAAATTATATTACGTCCATATCAGTTCTGTAACTTGTCTGAGGTAGTTGCACGTGCTACGGATAGCGTAGATGACCTAGCAAAGAAGGTTAGACTAGCTACTATTCTAGGTACGTTCCAATCCACACTGACTGACTTCAAATACTTGCGTAAGATATGGAAGGACAACACAGAGGAAGAACGCTTATTGGGTGTATCACTAACAGGTATCATGGACAATGACATCCTGTCAGGTAAAAGCGCACAGTATGGCATGAACATCAATGAGGTGCTGGAAGAGTTAAAGCAGATGGCTATCAATACAAATGAGTCTGTCGCTCATGCAATTGGTATCCCTGTTTCTACAGCAATCACTTGTGTTAAGCCATCAGGTACAGTGTCGCAGTTAGTTGATAGTGCGTCAGGTATTCATGCTCGTCACAATCCGTATTACATTCGTACTGTACGTGGTGATAACAAAGACCCATTGACACAGTTCATGATTAATGCTGGTATTCCTGCAGAGCCTGATGTCATGAAGCCTGACTCAACTACAGTGTTTAGCTTTCCAATGAAGTCTCCTATTGCTGCGGTAACACGCACTGAGATGACAGCTATTCAGCAGCTAGACCTGTGGCTAAAGTATCAGCGTCATTGGTGTGAACACAAACCATCTGTCACTATATCTGTAAAAGAGCATGAGTGGATGGATGTAGGCTCTTGGGTGTATGAACACTTTGATGAAGTGTCAGGCATTAGCTTCCTGCCTTTCAGTGAGCATACATATAAACAAGCACCATATCAGGACATTGATGCTGATGAATACTCTGAACTGCAAGCCTTGATGCCACGTTCTATTGACTGGACGGCACTGCAAGAGTTTGAGAAGGAAGACACTACATCAGGTGGCAGGGAGTTAGCTTGTACAGCAGGTGTCTGTGAAGTTGTTGACTTGACAGCAGCATAATGATAGAGTGTAGTGGATTAGACTTGCTGTGGTGGCAGTGGTGGATACTCGTGATGATTACAGTAAACACCACCCTTAACCTAGTTGTGTTCTTCAAACATAGATTTAGGAAGCAGAATAGTGAGTAAACTAATATGGAAACAGGGTGAGGGGTGGATTCAATATGACCCGCCCCAAAACCATCCATGTTATGAAGAGTGGATGAAACTAAAAGAGAAGGAGAAAGAAGATGAGCGTGAGGCAGGTACTGATTAATGCAGCCCGGTCACATTTTGCTGGACATATCAATAAACATCTTGCTAATATAGAGGTGTTGCTTGAACATCCAGCAGGGATTGGTGAGCATCAGGATATACAAGAAGCAATCGAGATTGAACTTGGACACGTAGCAGACTATCACGATAAGCTAGAGATGCTGAACAAGTTTTTTATTCCGCAACAAAAGGAAGGAGAAGAAAATGAAGAAGCCTGAAAATTGGGATGTTAGAGAAGACGGTAAAGTTTTTGATGGTACAACTTGGCGCAACCCCGGAAAGAACCATCACATGAGTCCTGTTGGATTAATCTTTTACAAGCGTAAGTACAGAACACTAGAAGGTTACTTACAGCAGGGTGGTAAGATGGACAAGATTGTGTTTCAAAATACATCTGTAAATGACATCAACGAACTTGTCACACGTCTTTACCATCAAGAAAAAGCAGGTGATGTGTACGCAATAATACACCCCTTGCGTAAAGGATGGGTAAAGATTGGTAAGGCAATGGTTGCTGAGAACAGACTTGGAAGCTACCAGACTGCTGACCCATTCAGAGAGTTCAAGTTGCTGTGTAAACTACGTGTAGAAGACAATACTAAAGCAGAAAAAGATTTGCATAGCTTGTTTGAGGTAGAAGCAAGTGAGCGAAAGCTGGAATGGTTCAAAATTTCGCAGAAGAAAACAAAGGAGTTGTTCGATGAGTTTGGAGCAAGAAGCGAAGGAATGGTTACAGCAACGGTACAAAGACATGCAGCTTGACGAGTACCAACGTAAGTCGGTTAAGTTTGCCATATACCCTGCCACGCATAGGATACTTTATCCTGCGCTTGGCTTGGCTGGTGAGGCAGGTGAGGTTGCCAACAAAGTAAAGAAGTTCATTAGAGATGGGGCAGACAAGGAATCATTTGAAGTAAAGAAGGTTGAAATAGCAGCGGAGATTGGGGATGTCTTATGGTATTGTGCAGCTTTGGCACATGACTTGGGTTTCAATCTTTCTGATATTGCTTCTGAGAATTACGCTAAACTGTCAGGACGAAGTGAGCGAGGTACACTTGGGGGTGATGGAGATAATAGGTAGGATACTATTGTACCTATGCATTGGAGTGATAGCCATGTGGTTCGGTTATATGTTCAGTATGGCTATCATTAATACAGTATGTGATTGCATACGCACAGGGCCAGCAGACTTTTGGATATGGTTACAAAAAGAGGGGGCTTAATTGCCCCCTGTTATTTTAGATTAATTTGTAGTTCAGGATGTTTATCTGCTACAGCTATAGCAGTTAAATAATCTTTTGTGTCACCTAAATCTTTTCCTGTTTCTCTATTATAATATAAAGCAATTAGGTCACGCTTAGATGACGGTACGTTAAAGTATACTGCACGTGCTATACGTCTCTGGTCTTCTATGTCTACATATTGTTTTACGTTCAGTACCCTAGAACGTGCTTCTGACCTCAGTTCATTTACTCTTGCACGTAGAGCAGCTTTCTTTTCAATAGATGTTGTCAGGCCATTATATTCTGGGTCATTAATAATGTAATCTTGAATACCCGTTTCTACAAACTTACCCATAATACCACGTGCTTCCGCAGTTAACTCTGGGTCGCCTTTTATTTTGCGTGGTGTAATCTGCGTATACTCTAGAC